AATAATTTGTTTTATTACTCTAGGATTCCTACCATAACCTTTATTTTTCCATGATTCAATAAACCTATCTAAATGATATTTAAACTTTTTTTTTACATTGTCAGGAAGTGTATTCATTAAAAATTCAGCGTATTGTTTCCATGTAAAATGTTCTGGCTTTGTAATGTTTCTCCAACCCATAGCAGTAGTTCCTCCGTATATTCCCCCAAAATTACATCCATTAACTCTACCTACCATTTTACCCCAATTATTAGGATCTATAACTTTATACAATTTTAAACTTTCTTGACCGCTTAAGTGGAATGGACTTGCAACACGCATCTGATCAATAGTTAAGCCAGCTAAATAATATAAATCGTAAATTTTATTGTAATCCCAATTAAATTTATAATTAGCAACCCATATATCTTGCGTTTTCCAATCAAAAATAGGGTAAAAATTTATTGTGTTTTTATCTACTATTTTAGAATAATTTAATCCTTTGTGCATATGTTTTCTATGCTGTGAAGTAAATATAGCTCTTCGAGTTAAACTTTCATCTGCTCTAATACCAATTAAAACAGCGGTTTTACCATAAGTAGAACTAAACCATTTACTAAAATGAATACGAGCATCAAATCCTTTTGTTCCTTTTATGAATTCATAAGGACAATTATCTTCGTGAATTACATAATCATATTTAGGCATTTTACGAACCCATATATCTTTTTTATTTTTATCCCAAGGAATCCATCTAGGCTCATACATAGATACTGAACAAGCTGCTGAAATTGGTAAACAAAGCCAATATTTTTTTTCTAATTGTAAATACTCAAACATTCTTTCGGCATATTCATCAGTATATTTATACCCCGCTTCATAATCCTCATAATAAACAGCTAATTTATGTTGTAAATTATTCCTTACTGCATAATCATAAGCCTGATTAAGCATTACTCCAGAATCTTTACCACATGAAAAAGCTACCAAAACATTATCGAAGTCATTAAATATAATTTTAAGTCTTTCTTCTGTTAATTCGTAAACATTCATAACTTTAATTTTAATTGATCACTTTCTTTTATTACACCTCTTTGTATTAATTCTGCTCTCTTTATATCACTATATGCTTTACATTTTGGTTTTTGATAACCTAACTTTTCTAAATGTATATCATTTAAAAGTATTGACTTGCATATTTGACGATAGCTAGGAACTTTATTTAATTGTTCTAATCTTAAAGGAGCTTCGTCTGGTATACCATTTTCATATCCTTTTTTAGTCCAAGAACAAATATAATTGGTTATCAATTGCTTCATTTTTTTGATTGAATTTATATATTATTCTGTCTGCAACTTTATTTGCATTTTCTCTTTCTTCATCAGTCAATTTAGACCATGCTATTCTTGTTAGATATTCTGGTACTTTATAACATATACAACAAGATGCTTGACCTATCCACGCTTGTTTATTGCAATTTTTATTAGTTAAATTAATGAGTGTTGATACTTTCCATTTTTCTAAAACACTTTTAGCAGTTCTATAGAATAATTTATCATTTTTAAGTAATTCAATAGCTTTGTTTATGTAATAATCTTCATTATTAACATTTAAATTATACATTCCATTTTGGTAATCTTCCCAAAGTGTGTAATGTTTATAAACCTGTTTCATTAAATTTGCCATAAAATTTATATTAAATAAAAAGCCCCAATCACTCCTAACACATCCTACCTTGTTATTTGTAATAGAGGCTAATAATACCTATGTTCTTATATTGTAGGATGAGAACGTATGCAAATATAAACAATATTATTTAATATATACAAATTCTATCGTTATTTATAATGATTCTAAATAAGGTTGTTATTTAGATTGATTCTAAATAAGAGCAAAAAAACGTAAAAAAGTTAAAAGTTGGAGAAAGTTTGAAAAAAGTTTTTACGGTCTGTATCCCAGTAAAAATGGGAAAAAAGAAAAAAGTAGAAAGTTTTTTGCGTTTTTGAAAAAAAAAATTTAATGGTATAGAGTAAAATAGTCAAAAAAGTTTTAACTTTTCTACAAACCCTTGAATTCATTGGGCTAGAACCCGTAAAAAGTTGTTTTTTCAAGTTTTTCAAGTTTTTACTTTTCTACAGAAATATTTCGTGATCGTTTAGCATTTCGTTTAAAGTAGCAAGTCCTTTCTCTCCCTCTTTTATTTCTTCCTCGTTGTCTGAATACTTGTATAATTTTCTATAATGCTCCATTAATCCTACCAAAACGCAATAATACTTAGATCCATTTAAAGCCAAATTAAGGTCGTCACGATCCTCGAAACTATCAAATTCTAAAATTACTTTTGCCATACTAAAACAGATTTGTAAGTCTGGCAACTTGACCAAACTCTTTGTGAAAAATAAAACCTTCAATAGCTAATGGTGAGTGTTGATACCCGCTCTTGTGATGCCAGCTATCAGCTGGACTTGGTGAGCGTAACGATTCTATTTGCACACTCATTATATCCTTACTTGTTTTATGGTGTACATGATGAGTAAACCAGTACCTATGTTTGCAAGTATGCCAATGCTCCGATGCTTCATGACACATAAGTAAAGGTAAATCGTTTTGTTTAGCTCCATCACCATGAGTTGTGCCTATTAAGTTCTTCCCGTAGGTTGTGTATTTTCGATGTGAAGGAGAACGATTGAAACTAATATTAGGGTGGCTATTGTACCACGAGTATAAACTATCCATTAAGAAGAAACCGCTCATCTCGTCATGATTAGATACGTTATATACTACCTCTAAATCTGCAATAGCCACCAGTGTTTGAATTATATCAATATACAACTGCTTTGCCATAACGAAAGCATCGAACCATTTCTGATGTGTATCTTGTTGCGTACCTTTAGTGGTTTGTCCCCTAGTATTGTCGGTGTTTAAAATATCGTTTCCTACTATTAAAACTATCTTATCTATACTAAACCCTTCCGACTTCTTGATGATGCCAGCTACACCGTCTTTAACACGTTGTACTGCGATTTGTGAGTTGTACTCCTCCCCTGTTTCAAATGCAGAGCAAAGCTTATTGATATGCAAATCTGCCGGATCTATAAGTAAACAATGTGATTCGTTATCCGAATGTTCTCGAATTATTTGTATGTGATTAGGTTTAAGTTTTTCTACTACCGATACAAAATCATCTTTAAAATCATCGTAATTAAACGTCTCTTTCTCGCCTTGTACGTTGATAGAGTAGTTCTTACCCTTGTACCAATAGTGTTTAACCTTACTTGGATTTATACCTACCCTCTCGCACTCATCAAATATGCCTTTGTCCTCTCTATTTTTGATTAGATGAGCTACTAATCTCCTATGACTATCGGTATAAGGGATATTTTTTTCTTCACAGATTTTGCGAGCTGTCTCGCTCTGGTTTCTAGATTCCTTGTAAATCTCTAGAATTCTATCGATATGTTCTACCATATCTTAATAACTTAAAAACTTAGTTGTTTGTTTTTAGCAAACAAAAAAATAACCTCTAGTTAATCTCTAGAGGCTATCCAATCTATTCTATCTCGATGTCTACGTATAGGATATATCCTTTCTTTAATAATTTTTTCATAGTTACGTATAATGTACGAGGAGTTTACTATTTGTTTCTCCATATATAAAGATGTCGTATGTCCGTTGCTACCTATCTTCTTTGCAATTTGCTTATGTGTTAATCCTTTCTCACGTAGCTTGTGAACGGTATGTGATTTTAATTGCCTTAAGTACACGTTTGATTCTGGAGCATTACGGAAGTAGAACTCGTAGTTTATATTGCCAGCCATAAAATTGTTTTTACGATTAATGTTAAAAAAGTTAGCGAGCTTAGAACTATCGTAGCCCATATAAGGGTGATTAGTTTATCTATCTCGTATTCGTTCGGGTTTGTTTCTGTCTTTCTCATTTTCTACAATCTCCAAATTTATAATACAATGGACCATTTGTTTTTACTTGCTCAGTTTTTTCTTTACCACTACAATCGTTAACCGTAGTTATATTGTAGTTGTAATGAGTTACTCCATCTTGTCCTGTAAATTTAAAGTAAGGAGTTGATACTATACGATCACAATTACAATCTTTAGTTTCTCCATTACTTGTTACATTACTTTCTTTTTTACAAGCCGTAAAAATCAATGCTAAAATTACTATCTTTTTCATATTACTTTAAATTATCGTTTATTATTTCTTCTTTACTCCAGTTTAACACTTGGAATTTGCCATTTATACGCCTTACAACGCCTTGTTTTAACTCTAGTGATATATTGCACTCTCTGCAATTAATAAGCCTTCCTAACCAGCTTTTTTGCTGATAGTCGTGTTCGTCTATCTTTTTAAAGTTTTCTATTGGTAGGTCTTGTTTGCACTTAAAACATTTCTTAGTTTGCATTGTACATTTCTTTTTCTGATTCACTTAACTCATCATAGCTAGGCGCTACGTAACCTACCAACATTTCTTCCTCTGTCATGTAACTTTCATTCTTACTACCAAAATGAACGTAGCTCTTATTGGTTACAACTTGGTTTTTTAAAACTTGGAATTTCTTATCGTCTAAGTTGCATAACCTTCTAACTACTGATTCTTGCTCCCCACATTCAAGCATACGTATAATTCTACGAGCTTTATTCTCTGCCATGTGGCGAGGTACTATAATTTTCGCCATACTACCTTGCTCTTTTGCTTGATAGGATATAACTCACACGATATCATTCTATCGTATATCTCGTCTATACCTTCATCAATAGGTTTCTTAGCTTGTAAGCATACATTCTTGTAAGCCATTCCTAGTTCTTCTGCTATCTCTTTCTTGCTTAACCCTTGCTTGGATAAGTGATGTATAGCTACTCTTTTCATCTCTCGATATTCCTTTATGTTAGGAATCTTTTTCTTAAAGTATTTCATCTGTTGTGTATTTAGGTCTATCATCCGAGAATAACTCCTCTTTAGCTTTCTTAAGCCTTCTCTTAATCTTCATCTCGTTATCGAAATGGTTGCATACGTAGGCTAATAATAAGCCCGAAATAAATAAAATCATAGTGTTTTGTTTTAAAGTTTCTACAAATATAACGCTTATTATTAATATACGTTATTCATTAGATAAAAAAATAGCACTTTTTTTACGAGTGCTATATTTTAGTTATTTTGAGAAGTATAAATCCGCTTCCGCTTTCCTTCTTCTAGTTAGTCCTAATAGCTCTTTTCCTCCAGCTTTATTCCATTTCATAAACTCATTGCGAATAGTCGGATCATTTGGATTTGCTAATAATTTCTTTTTTAACGTAGACTTATTATAGTTGCCATTTCCTACGTTGTAGCAGAAAGAAGTGATTGCATTGAATTGATTCTGTGTGATGTGTTTATGTTGGTGATAGTAATTCTTTACTAGCTCCTTTAGAAGTGATTCAGCACGATCTTGCGTAATAATATCTCCTATCTTTACCTTACTACCATCTTCGTAATAAGTATTTCCGTATCCAATAGTAGGCACGCCAGCACTACATCTGTAAGCCTTAAGTCTACATCCTTCGAACTTCTTTATTAAGTCTATTCCTTTTCTTGAGATTTCCATTATTTACAAATTAATCCTATTCCTAACAATACAGCACCACCAATAGCAAGTATTTTCTTTCTCTTTTCTTTTTTAACCTCTTGCTCGCAACTTGCTATAATAGTATCTTGTTTCTTAATTATAGTATCCTGCAATTTAACTTCTACCTTCAAAATCTTAATTAAGGTATCTTGGGTTTTAATTATAGTAATTGTATCGTGTATTTCCTTAGCCTTTTGTAACTTATACTCAATCTTTGTAACTGTATCTTTAATAGTCACTAGCTTATCCTTAAGCTTTACAACCTCAATCGTATTTACAACAAATTCTGGAGCAGCTTTCTTCTTGTAAACTCCTACAATTCCAATAATGAAAGCTATAAACACAAAACATATTAAAGGTATCCACTCACGCATTATCCTTATGTCTTTTAATTTGGTTGATTTGCTTAATTCCTTGTAGTGTTTTATCGATGAACGAAAACCCAAATAAACCCCTAAAATTCTCATCTATCGACTTCACTTCAATCCATCCAATTCCAATCAATGCGAACTTCACGAATGGCAATTGTGGTTCTACCAGCCATAAAGTGTGAGCAGAAACAACAAGAAGGAAGTAAAACGTCATTTTAGGAACGATCGCAAATGCTCGTTTACTTGTTATTCGCTCAACGTCTTTTCTTCCTGCTCTCATTATTCCTGTTACTGTATCGGTTAATACTAAGACTACAATAAGAACAAATGCGACTTTAAGTGGAGCTAAGAATCCAATTAAACTAACCCATATATAGTTAACAAATGTCACTATACTAGTCTTCACTATGGTAAAATATTTACTACTGGGCTGTAATCAATTTCTGGCAATGTAAACCACCAAGAAATAACATTTAATTCATTTGCACGAACTAAGGTAAGATTGTTATATGTTTCAATTGAG